CCAGGTCGCGGAACACCTCCATGGTGCGTTGATTGGTGATGTGAGCGCGAGGGGAGTTTGCGGTTCCTGGGTAGCGGGTGATGGTCAGCGTCTTGACGCCATAACGGGCGAGAAGCCCGGTTGCAGTGAGTCCAGTGGGGCCGGCTCCGACGATCAGCACCGGGGTTTCGATTTGGCGCATGTTGTCTCCTTTTCCTGGCCGCTGGCTCAGACGGCCTGTTCGTCGCGGATGTCGTTGCGCAGCAGTCCCAACTGCTCGATCTCGACTTCCACCACATCACCATGTTTCATATAGAGCTTCGGGGTGCGGCCGAAACCTACGCCTGCAGGCGTGCCCGAGAAAATCACATCTCCAGCCTGAAGTGTGATGGCCTCGCTGATCGTGGAAATCACCGTAGCCACGTCGAAAAGCATGTCGCGTGTGTTGGAGGATTGCACCGTCTCGCCGTTGAGTCGGGTTTCAATCTTCAGGCCGCTGCCGCCGGGAGGGAGCTCGTCGGCGGTAACGATATAGGGGCCGAAGGTGCCGGTTCCATCGAAGTTCTTGCCCACCGTCCATTGCGGGGACTTGAACTGGTATTCACGCACGGAGATTTCATTGCCGACGGCATAGCCGAATACGCAGTCCAGGGCTTTTTCCTTGGAGATGTGGCGCCCTCCCTTGGCCAGCACCACAACCATCTCACCTTCGAAGTCCAGCGAATGACTGACCTGAGGGCGTTCAACCACGGCCTGATGAGCTCCCAGGCTGGTAGAGGCGCGCAGGAACAACGTGGGGTAGTCGGGCTGATCGTACGGACTTTCCTTGGTGTGATCGGCGTAGTTCAGTCCGACACAGAAAGTTTTAGGAGGTTCGGCAATCGGAGTGGCAAAAGTGGCACTTTGGGGGGCGACGAATTGAGTGGCCTCCAATGCCAGCCGCTGAAAGTCCACGAGGCTGGTGCCGGCACGCAGCAAGTCGCCGATGTCCGTTCCTGGAGTTGTAGGGAGCAAGGCCAGACCTTGATCGGTGAGGGCTGCAGCGCGGCGTGTGCCATTGATGAGGAGTGTGGTGAGCTTCATGTGAGGTCCTTTAGCGAGCAATGGTTGAATCGCATATATTTTCTAAAAAATATATATTTAGGTTTTCCCTATATGAAACCTAAAATAGCTAGCACACCAACCAGTCACTTCAGCATGACGGCAGCCTCCGAAACCTTCAAAACCACGGCCTCGGCCTTAGCCAATGGCATACGCGCAGACATCATTAGCTGCACTCTCGCCCCTGGCGCACGATTGCGCATCAAGGACTTGTGTGAGCGCTATGACAGTGGCGCGATTCCTGTGCGAGAGGCGTTGTCACGCTTGGCTTCCAGCGGCTTCGTGATTGCAGAGGACCAAAAGGGCTTTCGTGTGGCATCGGTCTCGGCAAAAGAGTTGCTTGACATCACCAACACCCGCGTTCACATCGAATGTGAGGCATTGCGCTTGGCCATCGCAAACGGTGGCCTGGACTGGGAAGAAAAATTGGCTGGGGCCTATCACCGCCTGAGTCGGCTGCCAATGCTTGGTGAGGGGCAGGGTGTCGAGCCGGAGTGGGAGAGGGCGCATGCCGCATTTCATGGGGCGCTTATCAGCGCCTCTGGCTCCAAGTGGCTCAATGCTTTGGCCGAACTGTTACGCGACCAGACAACCAGGTATCGTCACTTGTCAGTGGCAAATCTGCATGCCGAAGCCTCGGCAGAGTCAGCCGACGGTCTGGCGAGAGATGTGGCCGATGAACACCTGCAGTTATTGAATGCCGTGCTCGCGCGCGATGTAGCGCTTGCAACGGAATTGCTTGCAGAGCACTTATGGGCAACCTCTAACCTCGTTCTCAAATTGACTCAGCCCGAGATTGGTAAAGCGTTGCGTTGACGCTGGCTTTAGAGTGGTTGGAGATTGCTGTTGGTGTGTCGCTTGCCAGCGCGGCATGTTCCGGATAGCAACTGGGAGGCGCGAGCCGTCTGGAAGAAGTGGGCAAGCATTCGAGTCGGAGTCTCTGACGGAATCAGACAGATCTTCTCATCCACCAATGACGATAGTTTTGAGGTGAGTAAACGCCTTGGCTTTGCTTATCTTCAAATTCTCTATTGCACTTGCGCTCTGGTTCGTCCATATCGGAGCAATAGCTCTGCAATCTCAGCGTCCGAATCTGCATAGAAAACAACACTACTTGTACTCTGAGCGCATACGCCGGTTTGTGCGCGATTAACAAGTCGGGCGTGGATATTTACCGGAGAGCTAGAGGACAGCTGCGTGCCGTATTGAGTGACTCGGAAACGAGGACGAAAAAAAAGCCGCCGAGGGCCTGAAGGCCATGCTGGCAGCTTTTCCTAACGACTGGCGGAGGCTGTACCAAACGAACAGACTTCGATGGACTTCAAGAGCGGTAATCAGGCTTTGTCTTTTTATAGACAAGGCGCTTCACAACGGAGTCAGATACCCCAAACTTTTGAGCCACACCCTTAAGGGTATATAGGCCAGTCGAGTAAGCATCCACAATCGCAACCGCCGTTGCAGGATCCACAGACAACGCACGACCGCAGTGCACACCCCGAGCCATGGCTTCCTTCTGACCCGCCATACAGCGCTCACGTATCAACGACCTCTCAAACTCAGCCATAGCACCAAGAATCTGGAGCATCAAACGCCCAGTTGGAGTAGTCGTATCAATAGGCTCCGTTAACGACCGAATGCAAGCACCCGCACGCTCAACACGGTCGAGGATCTTGAGCAAGTCAGACAGCGATCGCGCAACGCGGTCGAGTTTGTAGAAAACGAAATGATCCCCCGTTTTTAGCGAGCCAAGGCACTGACGAAGCACAGGCCGATCAAACTTCGCGCCGCTAGCCTTCTCTTCAAAAATCACCTGAACACCAGCAGCGCGCATTGCCGCAATTTGCACTGATGTGTCTTGCTCCTGAGTGCTGACTCGAGCATATCCAACAAGCATGAAATTCCTCCCTATTGAATTGATGATTAGATTCTTGAACCTCTTGAAACATACGTCAATCAATAGCCTGATGCTATATATTTAATAGCATTCATAATGCGTTTTAGAGCAACAAAATAACTTGAATGGGCGAATTCTTGCTTCACAAGAACCGGGCTCTGGCCTACGGTTGAGCCTAGGTCTCAATAGACGAGCTACTAACGATCCCTTTCGCGAACAGCCTGGATACCTAACATCCAAAGTCAGAGCACTCTTCGGTGCTCTATGTGCTCGCCGCACGGCGTCAGCTGCCCGTGATACGTCGCGCCCAGCACCATTCCCCAGAGTTTTCGCCTCTTCGGCCACGCTAAATCAGGAGCGGCCTACGGCCTTGTCCTTTCTCCGGGGGTATTCATAAAGCTTCGCTTTACAAAGCTTCCCCACTCCGAAACGCCATCCTGATACCGCTAAAGGCACGGCGAAGAACTCAGGGGAACGGTGCAAGCAAGGGACAGTTAAACGGGCAGCAGACAGTTGACGACCCGGCTCCGAATCTAGGGGCCCGGTACACCAGAAAGGCGGCAAATCATGGCAATAGCAGCAAATTTCAGGAAGTATGCAGAGGCAATGGCGCTGCAACTGGTGCTGCCTTTCGGCCGGCCGATCTGGAACACTTCGCGCCCCACAACGCGCCTCGGCCGCGAGATTCGCAGCTTCATCACCAAGGCCATGAAGGCGCGCGGCCTGGTTGAATATCCGGCAGTCCCTGCCATCCCCCAGTGGTGGAAAGACGCTCAGACTCGCGCGCGAGCTTTCATGAAATTTGCGAAAGATGGCCAACTCAAGATTGCACTAAGCAAGCCCATTCCCACAGTAAGCCGCAGCGAGTACGAGAGCGCAAATAGCTACCGCAAGATGGTGCTGCGATCGCAAGCAGAGCGCGGCGAAATCGTGATCGCATAACGAGTAGCTACACTTCGGGCCATGCCCGCTTCAAAAACCATACTCCTATGCCTAGTTGCTCTAGCCCTAGTTTTCTGGCTTTTGGCGCGGCGCAGATCCCGTAAAAAGCCGAGGCCATACCTAGAGCTACGATCCAAAAAAGAACAGCAGGCATTCAACCCGCTGTCCACCACCTACAACCCAAAGCCGTACCGACAAAAACGCCGCTAAAGCGTGCCGAGTTCGTTAAGCCGCCCAGTTCGCGCAGCCCTAGTAACCTCATTGATAGTGACCTCTCCAGGACGCTTGGCAGGCGCAGAGGGCATGGGAACGCTTTGCGGCCCATCCTCCTGCTTGACCTGCTGCACAGGGTTTGAAGGCTGCAACGGAGGCGGTGGAGGCACCGTATAGGGATCAAATGGGCGCATCTCCATCCAGTCTTTACATTCCTGGTGCGTAAGCCCTGCATGGGTCCCCTGCTGGGTGTAGCAGGTGCATTCCCCGCGCTTGCAGAGGCCTCCAGCGACCACAGCCATAACGACCACCTTGCGGAGCTCGTCGTAGGCCGGGGCCGTTTCCGGCCTGCTGCTGACGCGCGGAATAAATTCCCCATAGTCATAGACCTTAGGAGCATCAGAATCTTTAGGCGATGAAGCAGAAGCGGCAGATGCTGGCTTTTGCTCCAGCACAGGCAGATTGTTCAAGGTTTGGTCAGAGCGAAAGCCGCCAAACATATAGACCAAGAGGCTGATAGCCAGGACGATGGCAAGACCGCACAGGTAAACCAGTGGAGGAATCTTGCGCTCAACTTTGGTGTGCTCATTGGCTGAGCGATAGACCTCAAATACCTTTTTGGGCAAAGAGTACTTGCGCTTGTTTTCGCAGCGTTTCCACGCCAGCTCTGTATTGCACTCAGGCCACTCGTACCACCAGCGACCCATCCATCCGGTATCACGGATATGGACGTGACGACCGATCAGCGACCGCAAGTTGGAGTCCACCAACTTCGGACCCTGAGTCGTGAAAAATACATCAATGCCAGCATGCCGATGGGTTTCGAAGGCTTGAATAGCCTTGGGCACCGCAGAGCCAGAACCGCGCGGCCTGAAAGGTCCCTGCGCTTCATCAATCAGCAGGACTGCACCGTCTGGCACTTCATCAGGCCAGTTTTTGGCATTGCACCTTGTATGCGGAATCGTGAGCGTTTCTGCCAGTAGTTTTTGCTCTGGCCGCAAGCGCTCAGCTTCATCGAAATGAACGAACAAGGGACGGTCTCTTAGCTCCCTCATGACCAGGTCAAGCATGGAGGCAGTCTTGCCCGCGCCGGGGTTTCCAGTGAACAGAGTCAGCACATCAGCCCCCGATAAACGCCAGACGGCGCACAAACTGCAAGGAGACTCGGGCTATGACTGCACCAGTCATGATCCCGAGGAATTCAGGGACTCCAGCGATTGCCAAGAAATTGAGCGTTACAACAGGCATGGAGTTGTAAGCTGCTTTGGCATAGTCCAAAAAATTGTTGATCGCCACTATCACTGCCGTATATGTAACGATGCCAATGCCGAGACTGATCAAGAAGCGAATGATCGCGAACTTGATGATGAGGCTGATGATGGTGCTCATTCTTTCTTGGCCCCCAGAAGGATGAATGCAGCAGAAATCCAAGCAAAGGCCAAAAGCAGGTTTTTGACCATCGCCAACGAATCACAGAAAGGCTGCCAAGACAGCGAGAGGACATGACCGAATGCCTCATAGGTCATTGGAGCTGGACACACCGCAGAACCGGCATAGCCGCTTTGCACCTGAAAATCCAATTCAACAGCCTTGGTTTTCAGCTCTCCGGGATCTTCGGGCTCGTCCATCTTTTGGCAGGCAATCACATCAGGATGCTTGTCGCAGAAGTCGCGATCATCTTTTTCGGGATCTCGAGGCTTGTCATCTTTTCCAGCCTCTGGAGAATCCACAGATGGCTCAGGATTCGGCGTAGGTGAGTCAACAGGGCGATTCACTGGCTCAAGATTTACCTGCCAAGGCGCATTTGCAGCTGGTGCAGGACTGACACGCACACCCGGCTGCGCATAAGGCTGGTTATTCGGCGAGACTGGGGCAGAGGGATCGTAGTTTGGGTTCTTTACCGGGTTCCCTGTTGGAATGAAGACCGGATCAAAGAACGGCACTTCAACCGGCAGGGGCGACGGTATGTACTGCGGAACGTTATCGGGAAGCGGACTCCCTCCAAGTTGCCGCACAAAATCTTCCTCAGTAATGGATTGCCCCGGCCTCTTCTGAACACATCCTGCGGGCGTCACATACCAACCGGAAGGACATGCAGACTGGTTCGACGTCTTGTATGCAACAGCATTCAACGTCCATGACGTCAAATCCATGCGATAGGTGACGCTGTAGCTGTTCTCTCCGATCTTGGTGCAGCCACGAAAACCGCCATGGCCGGGTCCAATATCCAGCATGCAAACGTCGTAGGGCGTAAGACGGTCAGGGTAATAGCCGGGGGCCGTGGAAGCGTTCCAGAAGTAGCCGTCAGAAACCTGAGGCTCATTGTTCGGATCAGCCTGTTGGAAACCCGAGGCAGGGTCATAGGTGATATTCTTGGAAGCAATCCAAGCAGCCAGGGCAAGAGCCCCAGCACCAGCCATGATGTATGGATTGCCAAAAGCTACACGGGCCGCAAGCTGAGGCGCATTCGCTGCTAGACGCATTGCTACAGGGACCTGCACTGCTCGGCCTGCGACATTCAGGGCAGCATTCGTGCGGACAGTTGACTGGGCAACAGAGGCCGCATTTGCAGCAGCGGGAAAATTAAACGTACCACCTGCACCGGACGACAGTCCCCCGCCAGCTCCCCACGCAGGAGGAGGCGACAGCTGAGCATAGCCAGCGTGTACAGAGCCACAAAGCAGAGAGGCCGCAAAAATCAACGCTGCACGATGATCCATACGGCCCCCAAGATGGCAACGATTGAAATCCAGAATCCGGGAGTCATTCGGTCCTCGCATTCAAGAGGGACATGATCCCGTAGATAGCGAGCCAACCAGCAGCTATCGACCACGCGATAGCCTGCCCGTCGGCCATAGTGAGCAGATTGCAAGGCATGGGTTCCTGCAGCACCTGAGAGACAACGGCAGTACCGCCCCCCAGCGGCTGGAGGGAGTACTGCACGCCGTCCTCAGCCACCGCAGTGACCGTGACGACGTAGGCAGAACCGCCCTGCTGCACAACAGCACCGGATTGCTCCGATGCCATTGCCTGCAGTGCTTTGGTTTTCGTGCCGTAGCACGTACCGCCTACTTGCCACATACCCTGCCCTTACTTGGAGCGCCAGAGCAGCTTGATTGCCCAGATGGCAAACAGGCCCAGAACGATGGCGGTAGCGATACCAGCACCGGAAGTCATGGACGAAGTGACCTTCGCCAGAATCTGGGCACCAGCATCTTCACCTTCGGCACGAGCCGCGAAAGGCAACAGAAGCACAGCAGGAGCTGCGATTTTTGCGCCGTACTTGGCAGCGATGGAGCGAGTCTTTTGGAACATAGGTTTCCTCTCTTTAAGGTTTCAGAACAGGTGCAGAAATTGCACCCCAAAGACCTGCACGCAGGTCTTCAGGCTTCAATTTCAGGAGTAGCGCTGGACAGCCCAGAGAACCGCACTCAGGCCCAAGATCACGCCCAGTCCGGTTTGCACTACGAACTGAACTAAATGCATGGGCCAGTCACGCTTAAATTCAGCCCGCGCGGTCTGCCGGTCAGCGGCCATCGCAGCCCGGACTTCTTCGATACGTTCCTTGGTGACAGCCATGAGGCCTCCTAGTAATCGTTAGCAGTGCCGAGGCGGTCGAGGTCGATCACCTGCGGGAAATCGTCTGGCTCGCAGTAGTCACCGACGAGCTGAGCTATGCGCTCCATGTCATCAGTGACGCCGCCGCCCGCTTGTTGCAGCAGAGAAACCCACATGGGCTCCCCTCCATCAGGATCAGCCGCCAAAAAGCGACCGGTAGCTGCCGACTGAATGACAAAGCGCGGCATGGTTAGGAAGCGGCAGCAGCCGTCTTAGTAGAGGGAGCTGGCTTGATAGCCAGCAACGTGAGCTTCACGCCGTCGCTGGACGCAACAACGTCAAACTCACAGTCGCATGGAACAGGCTTACCTGTAGACAGATGCGGGGTCAGGTTGACCCACTTTTCAATCTCGGTGGAGTCACCGAACTTGAAGGGACGTGTCACAACGCCGATGGTCTTGCCGTTGGACTTGGTACCCATGTCCACCGACAGATGGAACTTGGTGGAGTCGTAGGCAGTGCCTTGGAATTCGCCCTTGCTGGATTCGATACCGAACAACAGGGCTTGGGATTGCATCTTCATGGGAGCCGCTCCTTTAGTGGGCTAGTCCGATAGAACGGACCTTGGGTTGAAAAACTTGGGTATGCAGCGACGCACATGCGGCACTGATTTCTGAATCGGAAAACTTGGCAAGCCGTCCTGGCTTCTTGCGGCCCGTGGCCACTTCTTTGAGGTCGTCGTAATCGCAGAACTCAACCAGCAGCGCGAGCGACGCACCGGCGGTATTGGTGAACCAGCGCAGAGCGCGTGTGACCTCAGCCTTCACGGTCTGGACGGCCTGTTTCGAGCGCACCTTGACGCCCTCACCTTCTGCATATTTGCCGTGCTCTGCCAGCATCTTTTGATGCCAGTCCGAGGCACCTGCAAAGAAGTCATCAGCACGGCGCAGCATGTCCACCGGCAGGTCGCGCAGCTTGTTGCCGTAGCGCAGTTCCACACGCTCCCAGTGCGTTGCATCAAGCTCGCCAAAGAGCTGCACGCCCTTTTCGTAGACGTTGGTTTGCTTGCCCGCTTCCTTGCTACCGAAGTAGAAGGAGCGACCGCGACCACCATCGACCCAGGGGCCAACGGTGTTGGCTTTGGGCCTGCGACCGTTCACATCCATCAAGCCGGCGTGCCAGTCATCACGAATGCGCTCCAGGCCACCCCGGATGCCGTCGAAGAAGTCGAGGGCGTAGTCGATACGGGTAATTTTTCCGTTGACCTCTTCAATGAGGTTTGCCATGCGGTGGCGCCAGTCACCACGGGCAAAGGTGCATGCAGAGCCGTAGACGTTGGCGTGAATGGTTTTGGCTTGTGCTTGCTGGCGTGGGCTTTCGCCCGAGGCCAGGAAGCCCACCCATGCGCATTCCGCATCATTGCGGACGATGGACCACCGGAAGCGGTAGAAGTCATGACCTTTTTTGACTTCGGGTTCAATGCTGAAATCAGGGCCGAGGGCCTTGCAGACCTTTTGCGCCAAGGCATGTGCCTGAGCACTGGCTGCGAAGTCCTGATCTGGCATGTCGCGCAGGATGCGCAACAGCTTCATGCGTCGGTACTGCTCTATCTCCAGCTCAGCAATGCTGCGCGGGTTCAGGAGCGAGTCCTGCACGGGCGTGGGGAACAGCACTTCCAGCGTGGGGATAGGTGCGTGCTTGAGGTCGGTGGTGAAGCGCAGCCAATCGATATGCACTGCGCCAGAGGACTTGATGCGCTCGGCCTGCAAGCGCAGCTTGACCTCATTGCCGTCGAGAACGAGTGAGGGACGGGTCATTCATCCCTCCAGAAGTACAAGTAAATGAGGATGCCGAGGTAAACGACGCCGATAGCTGAGACCAAGAAGGTGAGGAAGTTCACAGGCCCACTCCCTTGGCAACGATCTCCCCGTGATTACCAACGGGGAGGGTTCGGGACGCGCCCTGCGCGGCGCTTGCGGCTTGCGCCGCACCCGCCACGCTGGCCGCTACAGAACGCTGACGGGCCAGCACGAGGTGCAGGTTTTGACGGGTAAGGAAGTCAGCGATAGACATCCACTGCGCTTGATTGCGGTACTGCATGCCCTCACCGAGCTTTCCTTCATAGACGGAAATCATTTGCAGACCCCCAACAGCTTTGTGGCACTCAGGCCAAAGGCCGCGACATTCAGGATCACTGCTGCGATTTGGACAAACAGCAGCTCAACGGCGTGGCGTTGAGCGAACGCGTGCAATTTGGTGCCCCCAGCGCCGACACGACCGGGAGCGGCCAGGCTATCGGAAGTGCCTTCAATGGCGCTGGGGACGTTATCCGGGGATGAGTTTTGAGACATGGCCGCTCCTATGTGAGAATTGTCAAAACGACTATGTAGTCATTTGTACAAATTTCACCGGAGTGTAGTCAAATGTATATCAATGATGAATTGAATTTATTGATCGATAAAGCGACTGCAATAGCCGGAAGCCAGCGCAAGCTATCCGCTTTGCTCAACATCGAGCAAGCGAATTTCGCAAAGATCAAAAAGGGGGAACGGCCCGCAAACTGGAGAATTCGCGGAAAACTTCGCGCCATTGCAGGCGAAGACCCTGCGCATGCGTTCACAAGCGCGATGCTCGAAGACCTAGACGGTTCCGAAAATGAGGACGAAAAAAAAGCCGCCGAGGGCCTGAAGGCCATGCTGGCAGCTTTTCCTAACGACTGGCGGAGGCTGTGAGATTCGAACTCACGGAAGGATCACTCCTTCGGCAGTTTTCAAGACTGCTGGTTTAAACCACTCACCCAAACCTCCGGATGGCAGGATTCTACACAAGGATTGTGCGTCGTTCAGCATTGCATGCATTTTGCTTTGTCTATGAAAACCATAGCGTATGGAGCCTGCTGTATCGCGACTGGCGTTCACTTTTCGCAATTGCGTTTGCCATGATCGTTTGCTGCGCGCGATATAGGCCGCCGTGAATGAACGCAGGGCTCAAAGCTCAAGGCTCGGCATGGGGCAAAACAAAACGCCCCTAAGGGCGTTTGTTGCAGCCTCGGGCGGGATGCCCGAGAGATTGCGCAGGATCAGCTGCGCAGTGCGATGGCCTGAGCTGCTGCCAGAGCGGTCATGTTGACCACGCGGCGCACGGTGGAGGAGGGGGTCAGCACGTGGGCGGAAGCCGAGCAGCCCATCAGGATGGGGCCGATGGTAGTGCCATGGCCGCCCGTGGTCTTGAGCACGTTGAACAGGATGTTCGCGGCGTCGAGGTTGGGGCAGATCAGCACGTTGGCTGCGCCGGTCAGCGAGGACTCCAGCAGCGAGTGGCTGCGCACATTGGCGTCCAGGGCCGCATCGCCATGCATTTCGCCATCGCATTCGATGCCGGGGTTGGCGGCAGCGAACAGGTCGCGTGCAGCGCGCATCTTGCGGGCCGAGCCGCGTGTGGACGAACCGTAGTTGCTGTGCGAGAGGAAGGCAACCTTGGGTGGCAGGCCGAAGCGGGCCACTTCGTCGGCAGCCATCTTGGCGATCTCTGCCAGCTCTTCGGCGCTGGGAGCGTCGTTGATGTAGGTGTCGGCCACGAACAGCGTGCCCGATTCCAGCATG